GCAACGAGGTTGTGGTGCGGGTTGAGGGGATGCCGGTGCTGGGCAAGCCGGAGGATGCAGAAGGCGTTGACAGCGATTGATCACGATACAGTATCAGCCGACGCCGAAGCAGGAAGCATTTCACAGCACACCGGCGAACGAGGTTTTATATGGCGGTGCCGCAGGCGGCGGCAAAACGAAGGCGCTCATTATGGACGCCTTTTTTCGTTGCCTGACGTATCCGCACACGACGGCGGTTGTATTTCGGCGGACGTACCAGGAGCTTGAGGACACGGACATCAAGGAAGCGAAGGCGAGTTATCCGAGGAAACTGGCGACGTACAATGCCGGGCGGCATGAGTTCCGGTTGGTGAACGGCAGTCAGATATTGTTCCGGCACTGCGAGAACGAGGCTGACCGCTTTAATTACAGCGGTATCGAAATCCAATTTCTGTACTTTGACGAGCTGACGAGCTTTGAGCAGAGCATCTATGACTTTCTGAAAACCCGTCTGAGGGCGAAGAAAAGCCTTGGCGTGACGCCGATTGTTCGGAGCGCCAGCAACCCTGGGAATATAGGCCATGGCTGGGTGAAAAAGATGTTTGTGGACGCCGGGCCGTACATGAGCATACAGACCCAGGAGATTTATTCCGAGGCCCTGCATAAGGCAAAGAAGATCAGGACGCAATACATCCCGGCGCTGGCAACAGAGAACCCGTTTATCACAGAGGATTACATCTTCCAGTTGGAGACGAAGCCGGAGGCGCTGCGGCGAGCGCTGCTCAATGGCGATTGGGACAGCTTTGAGGGGCAGGTGTTCACCGAGTTCAAGAACGATCCTGCGCACTATGCTGACCGCCTCTGGACACATGTCATTGAACCGTTCCCGATTCCGCTGGACTGGCCGCGCTACATGAGCTTCGACCACGGGTATACAAAACCGTTCTCTGTTGGCTGGTGGGCGATTGACCCACAGGGCCGGGCATACAGATACCGGGAATGGTATGGGTGCAAGCCCCGGCAGGCCAATGTAGGACTGATGCTGACGCCCCAGCAGATTGCTGACGGGATCATTGCTCGGCAGCAGGACGAGATGAACAACAACGTCTATATTGACGCCATTGCTGATCCGGCCATATTTGACAAGAGCCGGGGGGACAGCGTGGCCGACCAGATGGGGCCGCATCCGCCGAAGCCGGGGATCATGTTTCGCAAGGGCGACCATACGCGCCTGGCTGGATTGATGCAGGTGCATGAGCGGCTCCGGTTCGACCCTGACGGAAAACCCATGATGTATGTGTTTAATACCTGCCAGGATTTTATCAGGACGATTCCGACGCTGCCTTATTCCCAGACAAAGCCCGAGGACGTGGACACGGACGCCGAGGATCACATCTTTGACGATGTGCGGTACTTCTGCATGAGCCGGCCAATCACGCCGATCAAGAAGGCCAAACCGGAACCGAAACCCTACGACCCTTTCACGAGGTAAGCTATGAGCGAATATGAAAACCTAACCGAGGCGGCATTCAGCGAACAGCCGCTTGACGAGGAACAGCAGAAACTTCTCCAAACGGTGTATGACCGGCTGCTGATGTTCGAGGAAGGATGCAGGCCATACCATGAGGCGGCACGGGAAGCGCGGGCGATTGTCCGGTTGAAGGACCCCGAGCAGGACGCGCCGGGCGCAACAGAAAAAGCCCTCCAGCTCCAAACGCTGAAAAGCACATTCAATAACTGCGTGGCCGATCAGATGCAGAACATTCCCGAGGCGAAGCTCCTGCCGGAGACATCGGACAAGCAGGAGGCTGTGGACGACCTACAGGACCTTGTGCATCATGTGGTGTATGAGGTCAATAACTTCGAGGAAATCCATCGTCGGCGGTCGGAGGACTTTTACGGGCCGGGCACGGTTATCACGCAGATTGCATGGGACGATGATGCCAGCTATGGCAAGGGCGACGTGGCAATCATTCGCTGGCCGATAGAGGCCTTCCTGTGGGACCCGCAGGCGGACAGGCTGGAAGATTGTCGGGCGGTCATGAAGCTGTCCTGGCACCCTCTGAGCTGGTATAAGGAGCACTGGCCGGAAGCCGCGCCGTATATCGCCGATGAAGAAGACCAGTACAATCAGGTCGGCATGTCGGATGTGCAGAAAGAAAAACTCAGCAACGACGAAGGCCGGGCCATGATGATTGAGTATTGGTATCGGGAGTACGACGCGAAGAAGAACCGGTATTCGATCAATGTGGCGTACTGCGCCGGGCACGCGCTCCTGGAGGACAGCAAGAACGTGTACATGCACGGCATGTATCCCTTTGACGTGGTGTGCTGTGATACCATCGAGGGCTGCCTGGCCGGTGATGGCATGGTGAATGAGCTGACGCCCATGATGCGCTACATCAACCGCTATGCTCAGTACATCGACATGAACTTGCGCATGAGCAGCAAGGGCCGTCTGCTGACCCGGCGTGGTGCGAACATCGACAAGGAGGCCCTGGCCGATTGGAGCCAGGACATTATCGAGGGCGACCGCGTGACCCAGGGTGAGGATGTGACCTGGCTGCAAAACATGCCGTTTAATGGCATGATTTCCAACCAGATGTTGCAATTCCAGACGGACTTGAAAGCCGACGCAGGTGCGAACCAGTTCACCCGTGGCGAAACTACGGGCGGCATTGTGTCCGGTAAAGCTATCAGCGCATTGCAGACCGCAGGCGCGAAAATCCAGGTGTCCAGGACGCAAATCCTGAACAACAGCTTCAAGCAGATCGTGAAGCACGTTCTCTGGCTGATGGCGGAGTTTTACGACGAAGAACGTGTGGTCATGGTGACTGGCCGTAAGGACGGGACGCGGCGGAAGATTGCTATGAACGCGAAGAAATTCTTCGATAAGCCGAAGAAGGGCGTGCTGGCTCCGCCTCCGTACACGGTGCAGGTGGAGTGCGTTACCCGCGACCCGTCCAGGATCGACCAGATCAACAACCTGTACATGCAGGCGTTCACCATGGCCGCGCAGATGCAGCAGTACTTCCCGCTGTCCGCTTTGTTCCGCTTGCTGAATATCGAGGGCAAGGATCGGCTTCTGCCGGTAATCGAGGCGAACGAACAGCAGCAGGCCACGATGCAGCAGATGCAGCAGCAGATCGAACAGATGACAGCCCAGATGCAGCAGCTCCAGCAGGAGAACCAGAGCTTGAAGCTGACATCTACCGACCTGGCAAACGCGCTGGCAAGCGCTGGTGTATCCGCCAACCAGCAGCAAGCAACGGCGGCGAGAATGCCGCAGGCGGGAATGCAAGTAAATACACGGCAAGCCCTGATTGATAACGCCAGGGCAGAGCTTATGAGGCCAGAAATTGAGGAGTGAGAAATCGCTCCTCTTTCTGATATATTGCGCTTTCCCCGTTTTCTGCGGGGAAGACGACGGCCAGCAATGGCCTTAAAGGAGGATTACCCATGGAAAACACGGTCGAAACCAACATGGAGCAGCAGGCTGTACAGGACGACGCTGTATTGGAGCCTATGCAGGAACAGGAAGAACAGCCCATTTCAAGCCTGGACGAAATCACCGAGCAACCGGAAGAACAGCAGCTGGAAAACGGACAGCAAGCCAATCAGCAGCAAGCCCCTCAGAGTGAGCCTGGCTGGATGAAAAAGAAAATGGAAGCCTACGCCAACAAGGCCCTGCAAGAACAGGAGACCCGTCTCCGGGCGGAGTTTCGGGCTGAGTTGGACAACGTGCTGGGCCCGCTTCGGGAGAGCATGTATGAGCGGCAGGCTGACGATCTGGTTGCTTCCGGCCAAATCAAGTCCAAGGAAATGGCACTAAAGTACGTCAAGGCGATGGCAGGTATCACATCCTCCGAGCCTGACCAGCAGCAAAAGACGCAGACCCAACCCCGAACCCCTGACGGTCGGTTCGCCTCATCCCAGCAGCAACAGACGGAACCTGACGCGGAAACGAAAGCCCGTGCTCGTATCCTGGCTGCGCAGGCGGACAAGATCAAATCCAGCAAGGGCCTGGATGTTGCGGCCCTTTTCCAGACCGACCCAGAAGTCAAAGAAAAAGTTCTCAGCGGAGAATGGGACTTCTACGACGTTGCCGAGTCCATGAGCCAGCCCCGCCGCAGAGTGCCGTCTCCTGTCCGTTCATCCAACAGCGCCATGGGAGCGACCGCTGACGCCAGCGCCATCGCCAATATGAGCGACGCACAGTTTGAACGGCTGCTGAAGAATCTTGGCGAAGGGAAGGTATACGACATGAGATAAAGGAGTGTAAGATATGCCTTATTCTGTTAATGCGTATAACAACATCAACGCGACCTACGACGCCGGTGTAGCGCCGTCGGTTATTAAATTTTACGAGCGCAACTTCATGCGCGACGTGCAGCCCGAGCTGGTCCACGACCGGGACGCTCAGAAGCGCACCCTGCCCCTGAACAACGGCAAGACCGTGCAGTTCACTCGTATCACCGAGCTGCCTGTTATCACCACCCCCCTGGTGGAAGGCGTGACCCCTGACGGCCAGAAGCTGACTGAAACTGCCTTCACCGCTATGGTGAAGCCCTACGGCGGCTATGTGGCTGTGACCGATGAATTCAACTGGTATCTGCTTGGAAACAAGCACAAGGAAGCCAGTGAATCCCTGAGCCGTCAGGCTGCGCTGTCTCTGGACACGATCAGCCGTGACGCCCTGAATGCTGGCATGAATGTGCAGTACGCTGGCAGCAATGTGGCCCGCGCCACCATCAGCGCCTCCGACAAGCTGACCTATGCCGACATCAAGAAGGCCGTTCGCACCCTGCGCCGTGCCAATGCCCGTCCCTTCGCTGACGGCTTTTTCCACGGCATCCTGCATCCTGATACCTACTTCGACCTGACCAGCGACGTGATGTGGGTGGACGTGGCGAAGTACCAGGACAAGGAAAAGGTGGAGAAGTACGAGCTGGGCAAGGTGTACAAGGTTCGTTTCTTCGAGAGCACCAATGCCATGGTGTTCAAGGCGCAGACCTACCTGTTCGGCACGACCACAGAAATCGCTGCCGGTGCGAACTACGATGCTACCAATCGGATCATTATCCCTGACTCCACTGCCAAGGCGCTTCTGACTCCCGACGTGTGCCGTGAGCTGACCGGCAAGATGGTGAACGTGCAGTACACCAAGTCCTCCACTGACTATGTGACGCCTGAGTGCATTGAGAGCATTGACCCCACTACCAAGGCGATCAAGCTCCGTTGGAACCCCGCGTCCTCTGTCTATACTGAATGGACTGCCGCGCAGGATTTGACGATTGTTCCCTACGGTGGCGGCGCGAGCGGCGCTCCTGTATATTCCACACTTGTCTACGCCCAGAACAGCTACGGCTCCATTGAGCTGGGCGGCAATGGCCGGAACGTGGAGATCATCGTGAAGCCTGCCGGTTCTTCTGGCAGTGACGACCCCCTGAACCAGCGCGGCGCGATCGCGTGGAAGGTGAAGGGCTTCTGCACCGTTATTCTCCAGGATGACTATATCGTCCGCATTGAGCACGGCGCGACCGCGTAACTAAAAGCAGGGACGAGGCTCTGATTTGGGGCCCCGTCCCTTTCTTGAAAGGAGATTTTCTTTATGGCTACTAAAGTGGCAACTCCTACTGTCATGGATGACGGCCTGACCGTTGCGACCCCCATCGTTAAGAAGAAGGACGACGTACCCCGTGTGATGGTGTTCCTTCCCAAGCCTCCTGAAGCTGAGGCCGGGATCAAGATTGACCCCTATGAGCATGTGACGATCAACGGCGAACCGCCTGTGTACGTCATGCGCGGCGAGTGGGTAGCCGTGACGATCCCCGTGTTCATGCAGCTCAGGAACAAGTATCCCAACCTGTGAGGTGAGTGCTGTGACGGTAGAGGACATCAAAAACGAAGTCATGTTCCAGACCAACAATGACGCGGAAGACGTGGGCGATTATCTGCCGTCGCTGCTGGGTTATATCAACGATGGCTATGATCGGCTGGTGAAGGCCTGGACGAAAAGCCATGCCCCGCAGACTGATTATCCGTGGCTTGCCGAGGATGAGGACGTGCCGAATCTCCCTGATTGGCTGCATCGGTATATCGCTGACTGGGCGACCTGGCTGGTGTACCGGAACGGCAACCCGTCCAAGCAAAACCGTGGCATGGCCTTCCGATCGTCCTTTGAGGAAATTGTGTCCAAGATTTCAGCCGACGGCGGGGCAAACGGGCTGAATGCTGACGGGACGAACAAACAGTACAAACACTTCTTCAATATCCCCAGGTAAGGCGGTGGCGCTATGGCATACTTTAGTTTGCACAGCTATGACGCGGACGTATGGATCAGTGAGTTTCGCGGACTGAATCAGTCAGATACCGGCCTGAATCCGAATCCTGTATACGCCGCAATCGCTGAGAATGTCGAGACGCCGAACGGTGTATTGCAGCCCCAGGCCGCCTGTCCTGAGCTGTCCGGGGCTTTTGAGAACCGGGTGGAGACACTGGCCTCTTTTTACCGCAGATGGTATGAAGGCCCTGGCAGCAAGGAATGGTATATATGCGCAAGCGGCGGGAAACTGTACTACCGGCAAGCAGAAGACGAAGACGGTGCCTGGGCGGAGATTGATCTGCCGGCTGGCGTTGATTCATTCCAAAGCAACGTGTGGAGCTGGGTCACCTACGAAATCAACCCGGAAAACAGCGATGATACCGTTGACGTGCTGCTCATGAGCAATGGCCTGGACGGTATGATTATGGTCGTGCCGCCTGACCGCCCGACAACCTGGGGAGACTATACGGAACAAACATGGAATTACCTACTGGATATGACCTGGCTGGAAGTAAGTTCCCCTGCCTGGCACATTATCACGATTGCGACTGGCGATAAAAAATTCGGCGTGATCGAGCGTTATGCTGAACGCATCTGGGCGGCGGCCATTACAGATAACCCCGATATGCTGATGTACTCCCGGCCCTATGATCCTACTGACTGGACCGGGCCTGGGGCTGATGAGGAACCGGAGGACGGCGCAGGGGATATTTTGCAGCCAACGTGGGACGGCGATAAATTCTATGCGCTGAGACGGTTTGGCGACCAGCTCCTGGCGTTCAAGAAAAACCGGATTTTCCGCGTGCTGAATACCGATCCTGGCAGCTATGTAATCAAAGAGCAATTCGGCGGTGGCACAGCGTTCTTCAACACGCTGGCCGTTGATGCTGAACGTGTATACATGGTGGGCGACCAGGGCGTGTCTGTCTTTGACGGCATGAGCACCTACCCGTTCTGGCGCGACCAGGCAAGCGAATTGTGGAAAACCATCAACGTTTCCGCGCTGGATCAGATGTGCGCCACACTGTACCGTCAAAAATACTATGTCGCTTTTCCTGTCGGTGACAGCCCCGTTAATAATGGGATGCTGTGCTATGACCTGAAAGAGAAAACAGTGCTGTACTACAAGGATTTCAGCGTCGAGGCATTCCTGCCAACGGATGGCGAATTATACTTTACCAGCTCTACGCTGCCCGGAAAGGTGCTCCGGCTTCGCTATAATTCCTGGGATGAGAAGACTGTGCGCGGCGCTGCGACACGGTGGGTTTCTCCCTGGATGGACTTTGGCGTGAAGAGCATCCAAAAGGGCGGCTTTGAATTATATATGATTCCTGAGGTGCAGGGTGAAGCGGTGACGCTGAGGATCAGCATCCAGACAGAAAAGAAGCTGAAAACCAAATCTTACACGGTCCAGCCCTTGACCGCTGAACAGCTTGAAGCAAATAAGGAACACCGTGGAAAGCGTCTGCATTTTGGCGGCACTGGCCGGAAATTCCGCATCATCATCGAGACTGACGAAGGGGTTACGGCTCCATGGCGTCTGATCGGCGGGCTGCAACTGATCGTCGAGACTGACCCTGATTGAGGTGAACGCTATGCCGAGAAAAGCACCGAATCTACACCAGCATGAATCATTGCGGATACCCGCTGACTGGAAAGCGCAGGACAGAGCGTTTGCCATGCAGATTGAGCGTATCTTTGA